GCAGGAGCAAAGAATATCGTAAAGAACCCCGCTTTGGTTGTGTTGATGGAATGCGATGCACAGGCGTTGACCTACTGGAAAGAGTTAGGGTTAACAAGCAAGGCTTATCGGGAAATCCATAAATCAGCACCCAAACAGAAAGTCAGTGCATTGGAAGAAGCCTTGAAGCAGATGGCAGAATAGAGGGTGGTTATTTGGGAAAGTAAAAAAACATAAAGAATGGGAAGAAGTATTGAAGTATGCGGAAAGCATACGGACAGGAAAGAAGATCGCTTGCACATCTACTAAGCAGATGGTCGAGCGATTTTTTAATGACCTTGAAAACCCGGAATATGAGATTGACCACAAAGGCCCGGAGTTCTGCATCGGTATCATTGAAAGAACACTGAAGCATCAGCAGGGCGAATTACTGGATGGAACCCCGATTCGTGGAATGCCGTTGAAGTTAGAACCTTTTCAGAAATTTATAATCTATAACCTACTTGGGTTTGTTCTTAAAGGAACCAAGATAGTTCGGTTCCATGAAGCGTTGATATATGTACCTCGCAAAAATCATAAAACGGGACTTGCGTCAGCATTGGCATGGTCGCTTTCTCTATGGTACAGGAAAAGCGGTTCCAAGTGTTATATAGCCACCGCCGCTTTGATGCAGTCGCTTGAATCTTTCAACTTCTTAAAATACAACATCAAGGAAATGGGGGAATCTTCGGAAGACGGCGGGATCGTCAAGGTGATTGATAACAACAATGAACATTCATTAGAAGCCAACTTTTCGGATGGGTCGTTTTTCCTACGGGCGTTGGCGGCGAACCCCGACAAACAAGATTCTTTGAATTGTAATATTGCGATAGTCGATGAAATTCATGCGTTCAAGAAGCCAAAGCAATACAACCTTTTCAAAGAAGCAATGAAAGCCTACACCAACAAATTATTGATTGGTATCAGTACGGCGGGGGACGATGAAGGGGCGTTCTTGGGTCAGCGTTTGAAATACTGTAGAAAGGTTTTGGACGGCTCTGTAACGGATGAGCAATATTTCATTTTCATAGCCGAAGCAGATGCAAACGAAACCGGGGAAATTGACTACACAAACCCGAAGGTTCATGAAATGGCAAACCCGATGTATGGAATAACCATTCGACCCGAAGAGATCATGAATGATGCTTTACAGGCACAGAATGACCCACAGCAAAGAAAAGACTTCTTCGCAAAGTCTTTGAATGTCTACACCAACAGTTTGAAGAGTTGGTTTGATATAGACGAATTTAGGCGTTCGGATATGCAATACACATGGACGCTTGAAGAATTGGCGACCTTGCCGATTGATTGGTATGGTGGTGCAGACCTTTCAAGGATGTATGACTTAACAGCCGCCGCCTTGTATGGTCAATATGAAGATGTTGACATCATCATAACCCACGCATTTTTCCCGATAACCCAAGCCAACAGGAAAGCCGATGAAGATAATATCCCTCTGTTTGGTTGGCAAGAAGACGGATGGCTGACGATGTGCAATTCCCCAACGGTCAACATTGCAGATGTCGTGAACTGGTTTGTGAAGATGCGGGAAATGGGGTTCCATATCAAACAGGTTGGACACGACAGGAAATTCGCAGGGGAAGAATACATTCCTTTGATGCGACAGAAACATTTCCGCATTGTAGACCAACCGCAATTATATTATCTCAAGTCACGGGGATTCCGAAGGATTGAGAAGAAAGCGAAGGACGGGGATCTATACTACCTTCATTCCGAAGCATACGAATATTGCGTCAGCAATGTTAGAGCGGTTGAAAAGGTTGATGATGCTGTCCAATATGAGAAGGTTGAAAAGACACAACGTATCGACCTTTTCGATGCATCGGTTTTCGCTTGTATCCGATGCCTTGAAGATAACGACAAGCGAAAGAAGGCCCGGAGGTGGTTTGGAGAGGATGAGTAAATAAAATGGGTATTTTCAGAAAGAGAAAAAAAGTCCGGGAAGCGGTCGGGGGTTGGATTACCCTTGATGATTGTAGCCTGTCAACCACTGGCTATACTTCTTTAGACCATAACCCGGAGATATTAACGGGGTGTCGAAGGATAGCCGAATTGATTGGTTCCATGACGATCCATTTAATGAGCAACACCGATAACGGCGATGTCCGGATCGTGAATGAACTGTCAAGAAAAATCGACATTGACCCGATGCAGACAATGACCCGAAAAACGTGGATGGAATCTATAGTCATGAATATGCTTTTGTATGGAAAAGGAAACGCAATCGTATTTCCACATACGAAAGACGGAATCATTGATTCACTGGAACCAATTTCAGCGGGGCGGGTCAATTTTAATCACATAGGTTATTCAGATTATACCGTGTTGATTGATGGGATAAGTTATGACCCGCAAAACCTTTTGCATTTTGTTCTTAACCCGGACAAAACATATTTGTGGAAGGGAAGAGGATTGACGGTGTCGCTTATGGAAGTCGCCACAAACTTGAAACAGGCGGCGGCGACAAAGAAAGGGTTCCTTGAATCCAAATGGAAACCATCAATCATCGTCAAAGTTGATGCTTTGACCGATGAATTCAGTTCCCCGGAAGGACGGCGAAAACTTCGGGAATCCTATTTGGAAACTTCCGAAGTCGGTGAGCCGTGGATGATCCCGGCAGAACAGTTTGATGTCAAAGAGGTTCGTCCATTGTCCTTGTCTGACCTTGCAATCAATGACAGCGTTGAACTGGATAAAAAGACGGTCGCTGCAATCTTGGGAATCCCGGCTTTCCTGTTGGGGGTCGGGGATTATGACCAAGAAGCATGGAACAACTTTATCCAAAACACCATTCGACCGATTGCAATCGGTATCCAACAGGAAATGACAAGGAAACTGATTATTTCCCCGAAGTGGTATTTGAAATTCAATACCCTTTCATTGATGGATTGGGATTTAAACACCATCGCAAGCGTTTTCGGTGCGTTGTCTGACAGGGCAATCGTTACAGGAAACGAAGTCCGTGACAGATTGGGCATGAGTCCAGTTGAAGGATTGGACGAATTGCGGTTGTTGGAAAATTATGTTCCGTTGGACAAGATAGGCGACCAAAAGAAGTTAGTGCAGGACGGTGAATAAAATGGCCTGTGAGAATGCTTATTTACGGAAGAATAAATATTATTGCAAGGTCATCAACCATTTATGTCCCCACGTTTACTTTTGCGGTATGCGGGGCAAATGGGAACTGAACGAACACTCAGAACGATGTCCAAAACGAAAGGAAAAGGATAATGGATAGAGAGAAACAGTTACGACAAGTTGAATTTAGGAATACAGACTTTGCCACCCGATCAGATGAAGAAGGTGGCATTTTTATTGAAGGATATTTCGCAGTATTTAACAGCGATTATCATATTGCGCCGGGAATGACTGAATCAGTCGCACCGGGAGCATTCACAAACTCCCTTTCCGGCGACATTCGTGCGTTAATCAATCATGATACAACGTTGGTACTCGGCAGAACGTCCGCACACACCCTTGAATTAAAAGAGGACGCTCATGGTTTATGGGGTCGAATCAATGTCAATCCGAACGACAGTGATGCGATGAACATTTACGAGAGAGTTAAGCGAGGGGATGTAAACGGGTGTTCTTTTGGATTCTTCCCAGTCGGCGAGGAGACCGAAATCCGAGAAGACGGAAGCGTTCATTGGACGATTACCGATGTTGACCTGTTTGAAATTTCTTGCGTGACATTTCCGGCATATGAAGCCACAAATATCACAGCACGTTCCGAACAACGCAACGAAATCTTGAAGAGAAAAAAAGACGCAGAATTGGCTACATGGAAAGCCAATATGCGGGAAAGGATGACACATGGCAATCAGAGCATTGATGCTGAAGAAGAAACTGGATGTTAAAAGATCCGAACTGGATGCCCTGCTTCAGACTGGCGAAGAATTAGAGAAGAGAGAAGCCGAACTGGAACAGGCTATCAACGAAGCCGAAACAGAGGAAGAGCGTTCCGCAGTGGAAGAAGCGGTTGAATCCTTTGAATCTGACAAGGCAGAATTTGAAACCGCTAAAGAAGGTTTAGAAAAAGAAATCTCCGGGTTAGAAGGTGAACTGGAAGAAGAAGAACGGTCGCAGAATAACGGCCC